GTTTCCAAGATCGGCCCGGCCCAGACTTTCGCCCCCCCCCTCCCCTGTTCAGCCGCCGCGCAGGTCGTCCCGGGTCTTCGCCTCGTGGCACCCGTGACACAGCACCTGCAGGTTGCTCTCGGTGTCATCGCCGCCGTTCATCAGCGCCACGATGTGATCGAGGTGGAACCCATGCGGATACGCGACGACCGAGCGGCAGGCGGCGCAGTGCGGATCCTTCGACCACAGGCGCAGCCGGCGTGCCTGGAGCGGCCGACCGGTCATGCGGCGGGCTTCCGTTCCTGCTACGCCCTGCAGCCGGCTGGCCGGGGACGTGAGCCGCGGGCCGATGGTCTGGAGCCTACCCACCGCGTGCGCCCCGGAACTTCAGCTCGCCGCCGTCCATGGTGCTGTGCGGGCTGGGTTCCTTTTCCGCATCCGGCGCCGGCGTGCCGAACTCCTCGCCGGCCAGTGCCGCGAACGCCTGCAACAGGCCGTTGATCGCCTCGGTCTGCCTGGCGAGCGCTTCCCCCAACCGGTCGAGCGCCGCGGCCAGCTGGGCAACATCAGTCACTGCGCGCCCCCGTTGACCGCTTCCCTGTCCGCCTGCACTACGGCTTGGCAGGCGCGGAGCTGGTCGTCGGCGTCGCGGCCGATTCGAACAAGATCGCCCGCAAGCGCGTCTCGGCTTGCGGCGAGCGCATCACGTTCGCGGGCGCCGGCGGCAGCGTCGGACAGACGCTGGGTTTCACAGCCCGCCCATTCCTTGCGCAGCCGGAGATTGCCAGCGCGCAGGTCAGCCACAACAGCATCAGGGACGGCCTCGGCCGCCTGGCGGTCTTGCTCATGCTTGTCTCCGATGGTGGCGAGGCTCTGGCCCGCCTGCTGTTCCGTGGCACGGGCGGCGCGCTGCCGGCCCTCTGCGTGCTTCCATGCGGCCGTGGCGGCGTCGGCTGCGGCCAGGTCTGCGCTCCGGTCCCGCCACTCCCAGCCAGCCCAGAAGCTCACGGCCAGGAGCGCGCCGGCGGCGATCAGGCGGACGTACATCAGTGCATCCTCCCCAACACCCACCAGATCTGCAGGACGTCGGCAGCCAGCACCACGGCCGGGATACCGACCAGCGCCGCCAATCCCAGCCAGATCCAGCGGGCGCGCGACTTGCCGCTCATGCGCGCCTCCAGAACAGCAGCGATGCGAACGTCTGCGCGCTGAAGAATCCAGCCAGCAGGATCAGGGCGATGGACTGCCGGGAGATCGACCCATCCGGCAGGATGCACATGGCGGCCAGCAGGCCACCGACAGTGCCGCCGATCAGGTAGGTCGTCACTTCGAAGGTGCTCAGCTCACGCCGGACGTACAGCACGTTGAGCAGGGACACCAAGGCGCCCAGCACCAAGCCCAGCAGGATCAGCGAGGCGGTCACGCCACATCCTCGGGATTGCGCTGTGCGCGCTCCATCGCGACCGACAGCTGGTCAGCGGTGAACAGGGCCTCGTGCGCCGTGCCGTCGTGCCCGATGACCCTGCCGCGGTAGTAGGTGCCGGCCTCGCCGAACTTGTGCCCGGCGTTCTCGGCGGGCTTGCGCAGGTCTGGCGCGCCGCTGTTCACCATTTGGAAGGCGAACGCGAGGAGCGCAACGAAGGTCAGCGACAGGAGGATGGCAGGCAGGATGCTCATGGGGATTGCTCCGCGAGGCACTTGGCATGCCGCTCCTGCTGGCGCGTCCAGACGCCAGGGCAGCGGCGATTACCGGGGGTAGAACAGTCGAAGCCGGCGGCGTAGCGGTAGCGCAGCAGCGCGCCGCATGCGGCCCGGTAGTGCGGCGCCGGATCCTTGGCGCTCACCGTCGCCAGCAGCTGCTTGCGCATGCCGGATCCGCGCCAGTTGCCGATGCCGTACTGCCCGGTGAAGTCCACGTACAGGTCGTACTCGCCCTGCGTGAGCAGCACGCCGGGCAGCGAGGCCTTGAACCGCTGCTCTTCCTCGCTGTGCAGGTTGCCCGCCAGCTCGGCCGCGCGCTTCCTGGTGATCGGCGGATCGGTCAGCTTGACCGGCCGGCCGTCCTCATACCGCGTGCTGCCGTGGCCGATGGTCGGCACGTCGCCTTTCGTGGGGATGACCGGTCCGGGCGTGAACCCCTCGCTGGCAATCCACGCTGCGAAGCCGGCGGCGCTCAGCGCCAGCGCAGCAACCGCGGTGCGCTTCGGCTTGGCCGCAGGCTTGGCGTTCACGCCGGCAGGTCTTCCAGGTGCTGGACGCTACCGAACCACGTCGGCAGCTTGCCGGCGCCCAGATCGGCCGGGTCTTCCGGGTGAGGCTCGATTCGCACATGCGCCCGGAACAGCGTCCCGTCGCCACGCTTGAAGATCGCCTGCCCCTCATAGCGGCGGTGCTCATCGAAGCAGCGGCGGACGGCAGACAGGTAGCGCTCCGCGTCGTCCTCCACCAGCCGGGCCTTCCAGCGATGATCGGCCAGCTCGAACTCGGACACCCGCATCAGCTTGGCGTAGGCCGCGTTCACCGCGATGTTCCGGCCGTCGTTGTCGCACTGGAACCGGGCCTGCACGTCGAACCTGGCCGCGGCCCACAGCTGCGCCGAGATCGAATCCAGCACCACGTCCTGCCGGCTCAGGTGCTCGCCGAAGCTCTGCATCTGCGTGGTGATCCGGGTTTCCCTCGCGGTGGCCTTCTCCTCCCGCTGCTTGGATCCGGCCATGAACTCGACCAGCGCCGGCATGTGGTCGTGGACGAACGTGTCCAGCGCCTCGCGCCGCGCCCTGTTCCGCTTAATCCATCCGATGACAGCCCGGTGCCGCACCGTCAGCCAGGCGCCCAGCGCGGTGAAGATGGCCGGGATTCCCCACTCCATCGCCACGCCCAGCGCGGATTGCAGCAGCGGCTGCACTGGCTCAGCCCCAAGCGCGCGGCGCACAGGCCACCCGGTCGTAGATGGACGCTGCGTTCATGCGGTGCCTCGAAGAAAAGGCCGCGCTCGCGCACGGCAACCGGTGCCGGCCCAAGCAAGCCAGCAGCGGACGGGGTTGTAGGTGCCCGCGCCTCAGCCGGCTGGGTCGGATGATTGGTCCGGTCGCGGTTGCGGGCGTAGGTGGCCGGGGCGGACGGGAACTCCCATCCCTTGAATCGGCCGGCATCCGCCAGCCCAACCCCGGAAACGCAAAACCCCGGCGCGTGGCCGGGGTCTGATGTCAGCTTTGGGAGCTTGCCGGAAGTTGACCGCAAAAAAACGCACCTGTCAAGCGGCGGCGCTACACCCCGCTTCCGGGTGCGTATCCGGGATTTCGTGCGTTATGCCACAAAAGCGGGGTGCTACTCGGGGTTTGCGATGGATATGCGCCCGCTTTCGGGGTCTAACACATAGTTAGACGGCATCGGTGCGTTCATGGCCGCTTGGAATCTCTTCCAAGCCTTATCCACGGCAACATCGTCATTCGCCTCGCGCCACTTCGAGTAACGCAATGCTTCAAGCATGTCGCCCTCAGGCCCAGCGCCAGAGTAAATCTCGATCATGTTGTCGGCGGGGTCGAACAGCGTTACGTCATAGCCACCGTTCTCAACAGTGATCTGCACGTTCCACCCTTGCGGTAATTCCTTTGCCAGCGTTTCCAACGCTTGCGCCTTGGGCATGTTGGTAGCGTCAATCATCCAGTCCGGTACGCTCATTTCAATCTCCTGGGTATGCCGCCTAACAACGCGTTGCAGCCGATGCCGCTTCGCGTCACGGCTGAACTTGATCGTTAGGCCCCATGTTCGGCAATCGCGTCATCCACGATCTTTCGCACTTGGGGGTCTTCGCCGGCCAGCGCGAGCACCGCGCGGAGTGCCTCGCAGAGACCCAGCACGTCGTCGCACTTGTCGCCGTACATGCCCTCGCAAACTTCCCTCGATAATTGGTCGGTCAGGCATTCGCCGCTGTGCTGCATGTCACCGTGCTTGAAAAACGGGCCGGCCACGGTAACTGTGGCCTTGAACCTTTCCGGGTCAAGCACGTCGTCGAGCGTCATGCTGTGGAGCACCCCGTCGATCGATGCCACGGGCACGGTGTACTCCGGAATCGACGTGTCGCCGCACAAATAGATCCCGGGGTTGTTAACCATCGCGCGGATGGCTGGCGGCAACAGGTCAATCTCCTGCACCTGGCCTATGAGTATCGGGTTTCCCATATCGGTATCCTCGTTGTGGGGCCTAACAATTCGTTCAAGCCGAGCCCGCTTCGCGGTCTCGGTGCGGTTTGAAACATCCGGCCAGCGGGCCGGCTTAACTCAACCGTTAAGCCGCCATCCCCATCACAGACAGCGCCCCCTTCACGTGCCACGTCGCCACCTCGACTGCGTGCAGGTACTGCCGCACGCTCGGCTTCCGCTGGCGCACCTTGATTCGCCACTCCGCGGCGTCGATCAGCAGCAGCGCGGTCTCGAAGCGCTCGATCTTCTTCCGACCACGCCCGCACCAGTACGCCCGCAGGCAGCACGCCGCGCGGTAGTTCTGCCGGGCAAGGTCCGTCACGATCAGCTCGATCTGGTGCGCCAGCAGCGGCACCTCCAGCGGCTTGAAGCCGGTCGGCCTGGACGGCATCTCGCCGCCGTGCTCGATCAACACCGCCAGCATGTTCTTCGACTGGTGGCCCAGGTACTCGCAGTCTCGGTCGAGCGCGAAGACGGTGCCCCAATCCTCCAGCCGGCGCTCGACGTACTTGGCGAAGTGGTCAGGCCGCATCGCGGAATTCCTCCAAGGTCGAATCGTCCAGCCGGAACACCGGCAGCTTCCCGTCGTGCTGGCACATGCCCATCTGGCGGTCTGGCATCTGGCGGCAGTGCACGACGCCGAACGTGGTCTCGCGACAGGCGCAGAACGCGCACAGGCCACGCTTGCGCAGCGCGGCGCGGTAGCGCTTGCGCAGCTTCTCCTCGGCCGACGCTTCTGGCCGGCTCAGGCCCTCGGGGTTCAGGCTGCGCGTCATGCCGCCTCACCCGCGATCTGCTCTTCCAGCCATTCCACGTCGCTGGCTTTCGTGAACGTGGCAACCCAGCCCTTAAGCTTCAGCGGGCGCTTCGGGCACTTCATCACGTGGAAGCGCTGGTGGTCGCCGATGTAGAGCGCGAACTTGGCCTGCGACGTGAGGCCAACATCATCGGCGACGGCGATGGCGCGCGCGGCGATTTCCGCTGCGGTGGACAGGCCCAGCCTTCCGACGTAGCGGATCATTCCGGATACCTCAATTCGAGCAGCAGCTGAAGCTCGTGGATCGCCTTTTCGATGTCCTGCCGGCCCTTGCCTCCGTCGCGGTTGTGCCGGGTGACGCGCTTGACGACACATCCCTCCAGGAAGCCGAGCGCATTGGCTTCGATGTACTGGACGGGCTGGATACTGCCGGCACGGTAGTGGCCACCGCCGATTTGCCGATCCAGTGCGGTCATGCAGCGGCCCTCCCGTGCACCCGCGTGTTTTCGTGCCACAGGGCCAAGAGCAGGGCATCTCCGCGCCCCCCGTCCTTCTTCCGGCGCAGCATCGGCTCGGCGCTGGGGAAGCGCTTGATCGCCAGCAGGCGCGCCGCGTCCTTGTCGGTGCCGATCAGGCCCATGTGGCGCTTCCAGACCGCGGGGATAGCCCGGCTGTATTCGATGCTCAGCACGGACAGCACGGCCTTGATCTGGCCGTAGCCTTCGCCGAAGCGGAACGCGCTGGTGCCACCGTCGCCCGGCCGCGCCGAGACCTTCTCGACGCACGCCCCCACATC